GAGGTATACAAAGACGATTCTGAGTGGAAAGCTAAAGGAATTGCAGAATCTGACATAAGAAAAGATGTTAGAGTTATCATGCCTAGCCTTGATTTATTTGGAGAAACAAAATAGAATAGATAAATGGCCATAACAAACGCACAACAATATAAACAACTATTAGCTAAAGGTGGACGTATCGGACTTAAAGGTGGAGCGGATGCGGCTACTGAATCTTTTGGTGCAAGTGTAGGTTATAGTGGACCCGATGGATCAACAGGTAGACCAGATAAAGATTTTAATATTGATTCACAAGGAAATGTTAGTTTTACATCTAGTGGAGATGGAAAAGATTCTAAAGCTCCTCCTCCAAAACCACCAATAACAAAAGACAATTTTCAAAAACCAAATAAATTTGTAACACCAGCAATGCAAGTGTTAAGTTTTTTAGGTAACAAAATTTCTGGATCAAAACTTGCAATGTTAAATAACAAAATGCAAAGAAATAATTATCTTGCAACATTAAGTCCAGAAGAACAAGTAGAAGCATTAGAGGATTTAGCTGCAATAGGTATTGGAACAGACAACCCTATGGGTATTGATAGAAACATTGAAAGAGGAATGGGAGATAGGGGACTTTTTGGAACTGGTATTGGTGGCGGAGAATTTATAACCGATATCGATGTAGGAGGACCAGAAGCTAAAGCTGTTTTAGGTCAAGGTTATACTGATTATCAAAAAGAACAACGAGATAGATTTACTTCAGATGGTGACGGACCAAGTGATCCTTGTAAAGGACCTAACCCACCAGCATATTGTTTTGTAGGTATACGATCAGTTGAACCAGAAGTAAAAAAAGAAGATGATGACGATGAAATTATTAATTACAGACTTATGAACAAAGGTGGTAGAGCAGCGTTTGCAGGTGGTGGAAAAGATGCTGGCGCAGGATCAAATTTTGGTAATGAAAATTTTGGTGGAAATGGCGACAACAATAGAGAACAATATGGTACTGTAGATCAATATAAATCACCTCCACCTAGTAGCACTGGTGGTGATGGACCACCTACAAATGTTGGTGGTGGAAAGGGAGAAGGACCTAAACAAGTTATTGAAAAGTTTCCTAGTACAATAAGAGCTATTGATAAAATGAATTTAGATAAAATGCTAGCTAATATGAATTTAAATACTGTAACAACAGAAGAAGAAGATGAAGATACAAATGCTATTGATACAGTTTTTAGTGAAAAACCTGCAGCTGATTTGCAAACAGTTTATGGTACAGGGTTAACTAACAGACAACAAATAGAAAAAAATATTTTAGATTCAATGGCCGATGGTGGTAGAGCAGGTTTAGCAGGTGGTGGTATGCCTTACGAAGGTGGAATCATGGACCTTGAATCAGCAAGACAGATGTATGGTCTAGGTAAACTTGTTAAGAAAGTTACACGTAGTGTTAAAAAGATAGCTAAATCACCAATAGGTAAAGCTGCGATAGGTGCAGCGTTATTTAAGTTTGGTGGAGGTTTTAAAGCCGATGGTTTTTTTAGAAAAACATTACTTCCTAAATTATATACAGATGGTGCTTTAACAGGATTAGGAAAAGGTCTTTTATATGCTGGTGTTCCAGCAGTAATAGCAGGCTTAACAACTAAGGAGGAAGAGGAACAACCATTATACGCAGGAGCAGATATAGCTGATCCAAGCTATATTATGAATAATCCTGGATTATTTACAAATAGAAGATTAGCTGCAGAGGGTGGTGATATAGAAAAAGAACCAGTAGCTAAAAAGGTTATGCCATTATTAGATATGGATGGTAAAGAAAAAGATTACAGAGAGACAGGTGGTTTCGTCGACATGGGTAGAATGGAAAAAGCCGACGATGTCC